CTCCCTTACGCGTTTCCCTATCGACCTGTCGACCCATCGCTGCTGGGCACCAACAATATGCAGCGACCACTCACTAAACGGATCGGGGGGGGGCTTTCATCTCCCACCCTGGAACCTTGACCCCCCGCTTGAGGGCGGGGGCAAAGAGGCATCTGTAGGGGTTCATTACTAACCCGATCCCATATCCACGCGATACTCGTAACCCGAGGATAAGGCAGAGCCGTGACACGGTGATATCGGCCTGGGGCCGACCGACCACCGACTGACTCCGCATCGCTGGATACTCGCTCCTTTTGCATCCGGTCCACACCCCCAGCCGCTACCCAGCGCTGGGAAGACCATTGCTACATCAGAGCTTACCGATCAGGCGCAAGCGGGCGCCCACACCATGTGCCGTCATCACACACGATGGCAGTGTTCGGGATTTCGATGATCCTAGCTCGAATCATCACCACCAGGAGAATGCAACCTCCCTGTTGCACGGAGGAGCTCACCGCACACAGTACACAATTCCCCCGGAGGGGATTCCTGTCAATTGTGTGTCCGGGACGGCCCGGAAATCTCTCTGTCCTCCTCTCAACCCCCCAGACACGGCCTCACACACAACCGTGAGGAACTGATGGTCGTCCGCCCACTTGCTGCGCGAGTAGGCGGGGGGTAGGAAAGCCCAGTGAGCATAGTTGCGCTCAAAGAATGAGAGCAACTCTGCAGGCCAAAGAAAGGCCCAGGACTTTCGGAGGACAGATAGGTAGGGAGAGCGAGGGAGCACCGGTTGTCGCACACCACGCACCAGCCGGCGGACGTAGGGTTCAGCGCGAATCCCAGTCCACTTCTCGGTGTGTTCACTGGCAAGGCGTCCCGCCAAGGCAGTGATTGTCGAGTGAAGTCGAGGAATGGGCAAGGGGCCCAACTTCACTGGCAAGGAGCGATCATCCCCGTGCTCGATAGTGGGTGTTGGATCGCGACGGAGGGCGTCGCGAAACCAACGGCGTTTGAGGAGAGAGCGGAACCAGTGTTTCGGGAGGGCACCGACAGAGATCGTCCGAAGACCGATCTCGTGCCGCATCAAACAGTTCACTATCCATTGCTGGGTAGGGATCTGGAGATGCTTAATCCCCTCGACGATATCACAAAGGATATCTCCACACTGGTCTCTCTCGACGGGGCGGAGGAACGACAGGACGATCTTTCGGAGAAAGACCCCCCGGGCATAGTCGAAACAACGACTATTCAACTCACCAAAGCGCCGGGAAAACCCGGTCTTTGTCACGTTGACAACGAAACCGTAGGCAGCTGTGACCTGCTGCCACGTTTCGTAAACCCTCCGATCACCTGCGAACAGGCAATCATCGCCGTTAAACCGCCCCACGCGAGAGGTACCTGGGGTACCAGAGACGAGATCAGTGGTTAGGTCAAAACAGACCTTATTGAGGAGACAGAGCAATGGGAAGCTAACCAAGCTACCCATCATCTGTCCCCTATGGATCCCCTCGAGTGGGGACGAACCACATACTCCGATCTGGTACTGCAATCCGGCAAAGGATTGGCCCAGGACTTCTCTCTCCTCCACCGTCAGGTCAGGGCTTTCTTGCAGTACCTGAACCATCGCCTCGACGGCTTCGAGTCGAATCTTATCGGTGGCACTACTATAGTCACCGGATATGATCGACTCTCCACCACGACGGTCCGAGGACACCGCCAAAAAGTCCTCCTTGCGTACTTCCCCGCGAACACACCAGCCAAAGGAGCTGATGTGATCGTACAGGGCCG